TAGAACACCGATGGACAGCGGACGGTCTCGGCAGCGCGTAGAGTTTACGAACGTGCCCGACACGATCCAGCTAACTTGGATTATGACGCCGACCCAGGCCCGGTTTTTTGAAGCGTGGGCGGCACAAGTTGTCGGGGCCGGTTGGTTCACCATGGAGCTGCTTAGCCCCCTAGGCTTCACGGAGGAAGAAATCAGATTCACAGAAACGCCAGTGGGCGGAGAGCTTACAGGGAAATACCTGTGGCGTTATCGGGTCGTTTGCGAGACACGGTACAGACCAATGCTCCCGCCCGGTTGGGTCGAATTGTTGCCGAGCTTTATCCTGAACCCTGAAATTTTTGATTACGCAATGAATCGCGAATGGCCGTTGGCACTGCCCGGTCAGCCCCTGCTGCTTGAGGACGGCGAAGAGTTGTTAACCGAGGACGGCGAGTCCTTGACACTGGAGAGTTGACCCGTGGCTAAAAGAATTAGTGAATTGCCGTCGGCAACACTAGCTAATGAAAGCGATATCGACGCCGTGGTTCAGTCGGGTATCACCCGCAAACGTACGCTGACACAATTGCGCGCCGCTATCGTGGGCGGGTGGCAAGGGTTTATAGGTACGTTCCTCGGTGCTGCCAGCGCGGCCGATGCACGTACAGCGATTGGCGCAATCGGCAGTGCTGACAACATCACCGGCAGCGCAGGCAAGCTGACGACAGCACGCAACATTGCCGCAACCGGTGATGTTGCGTGGAACGTAAACTTTGATGGCTCAGGGAATGTCACTGCTGCGGCTACGGTCGGGCGCAAAGTAAGCCCGGCGTACATCGAAGGGTTGCAGATGTCGTGGGTAAGTGCTAACGCGCTGACTGTTCAAACCGGTTCGGCCTACATTGATTCGTTGGCCACGGTCTTAGCGGTTCCGGCTGCGATTGCAAAAACCGGCCTTGTACTTGCCGCTGCAACGAAGTACCACGTTTACCTGTTCTCGAACGCTGGTACACCTGACATTGAGATTGTTACCACCGCACCTTCAGCAAAGGTGTACGGCAACGCCAGGACTAAGACCGGTGACGCATCACGGCGTTACCTCGGGTCGATCTTCACTGGTGCTGCAAACACCATTCTGCGCTTTAAGCAAAGCGGCGATAAAATACTGTACGGCGGTGACTTCACCGCCGCCCCCTTTTCTGTGCTATCGAACGGCGTGGCCACGGCATCGACTAACGTTTCGTTGGCTGGTTGTGTGCCGGAAACTGCACCTTTTGCGCAGTTGTTCCTGTGGAGCAACACGGCAAACGCAGTAGGCCTTTATGTTAATGATGCTGATACTGGTGCGGTGTCTACGACTAATAGTCAAGTATCGCTTGCTTTGGGTCAAATGCTCTGCTGCGAACTGGCGATTTCTTACGGTGCCCAGTTGCTGAATTACGCGTACTCTGCCACGCCCGGTGCAAACGGTGCGTACATGCGAGTCCAAGGTTACACCTTCGAGAGATAATTAAATGGCTAACACCTACCCAACCGCGCAGTACCCGTTAGGCTCGACCGAAGTCAAGGTTCTGTATAACAACGCCTCGAACCTGGACGACGCGGTAAACGATCAAGTCAACTTGACGTGGACCGACCGTTTCGGGGCAATTCGAAAGACCTATCACGGTATCGAAGTCGACGCGCAAAACGCGCTGTTGAATACCGGATATGAATTTATCGGCGATTACGACGCGGATGGCCCGCTGACGATTGATCGGTTGAACCAGATATTTACGAAGGACGGGGAGTTCTGGCGAGCCGCAGCGCCCCCGCCGGGACCCGGGCCGGTGCTTCCGTATACCACCGTAAACAACTGGGCTATCGATCAGCCGAAGTTCGTCAGCGCTGGTGACGCCGTGTTGCGCACGGATCTAGCTGCACCACCTGGCGCCGGCCTAATTGGGTTCGCGGGCGATGGTAGCGTAAACTACCCGGCCGGAACTGTTGGCTATGCCTTGCTGCGTTCGCTGCCTGCGTTCGTCAACGCCAGTTCGTATGGCTTCGTTGGCGACGGTACGAATGTCGACACGCTGCGGCTACAGACAGCTATCGATTCCGGGTTCCCAATTTGCATGAACGCCGGTACGTTCGAAGTCACGCTCGCGCAGAACATCCCCCTTGAGGGCGGGGCTAGCGTCTGTGCTTTGATCATCAAGACCGGCATGATTTTGAAAGGCGCCGGGAAGGGTAAAACGATCATCAAGTTGAAGGACAACGAGTCCACCGACGCTTCGCCAAAATACTTCAACATCTTTGCCGGTAACAGCATCATTCAAGACGCACACTTCAGTGACTTCACAATCGATGTGAACGGGGCGAACAACAAGATCAGCCCGAGTCGCGGCTCAGGCGTCTATAACCCTTATAACTGTGCAGGCATCTTCGTGTCAGGCCGAGTGGCTACGGTCGGTACTGATGCACGCATGCTCAATTGCAGCATTATGAATATGGCGTTCATCAACTCGCCTGGCGTAACGTGCATCGCAACCGGTCAACAGGAAGGTCCGGCTGTACTCAGCAATAACGTTCAAATCATGTTCTGTGATTTCTACAACAACGGAATCGACAGCAGCGACCATTCGTCTGTGTACATGTGGGGCAACAAGATTTGGGTGCAGTTCTGCAACTTCGATCACCCGTCACAGTCTACCGGTGTCGCGGGCCCTGTGGTCGCTGCTGAACTTCACGGTTCTTCTAACTTCTTCTGCAACAACAACATCAACAATTACTGTCAGATTGCATGGGTGTCCGGCAACCAGACCGGCCCGTCGATCGGCATGCACGTATGCAACAACCACGCGCGGGTTAGCTGGGTTGGTGTTGGCCTGTACAGCCTGACCACAATTGCGCTTGGCCTGCGTGACGTAATCATCCATGACAACACTATTGAAATCTTGCAAGGGCCAATCCTCAACCCTGGAATGACGTTCCCCAAAACAGGCATTTTGGTTGGTGTGGAGGACGGTCAGTCTGACCGTGTTTCTGTGCAAGGCAACGTTCTGAAGTGCTTCGACGTTGTGTCGAACATGGGTATCCTGGTCGCTCCAGGTTCGGCGGCGTTCGTGCAAGACACCGACGTAAAAGGCAATATGGTGTCAGGTTTCAGCCGCGGTATTGTTGTCGGCTTGGGGGCCACCGGTACGGCGTTTGACACGATGATCAGCGACAACAACATCTGTAACCTTACGCCGTCTGCCGCAGTAGCTTTACCGGACGGTATCCACGTTACTGGCGCGCACGGCGCAATGTCCATCAAGGGCAACAAGATCGCAGGCAGCGTGATAAACCGAGGGATCTTCCTAAGCACCTTCGGAGGCCCGTCTACGCTGGACTCCCTGGACATGGACGGTAACGACATCGCGGCGAACGCTACAACGCCTATCTTTGATTCGATGATTGTTTCCGGTCGCCGTCAAGGTCGACAGGCCTGCACGATCACTACCGCAGTGCCAACCAACGCGACCTGGCGCATCGGTGACGAAGTGTACTATGCGCCAAACCTGATGGCATTCGGTGGCGGTGGCGGTACGCAGTACATTGTGGACGGGTTGCGCAGGATGACGAACGGGACAGGCAACGTGCTAAACGTCGACTGGTTCCAGCAACGTCGTTTGACCGGTAACTGATATGAGCGCCATTCTTGCGGAAGTTAACGCAGGGGCCAATGAGGGTACGGATTGCATAATCCGTACCCTTGAGTTGGTTTGCGCTGCGTGGGCCGAATCGGTGTTCATCTGCACCGGTTTCGAGGATATAACAGCGATCGATGAAAATGGCAGGGAGATAACCTTCATTGGGGCCAATATCGATATCGCCTTAGCGGCCAAGAATAACAAGGGGAACCAGACATTAGCCTTCGCTGTGGACAATACGACTGGTGAAGCCTCGCGACTTATCGACCGGGCTATCGAAGCGAACGCCCGCGTTACAGCGATTTACCGAACCTATCTGAACACGAACCTTACCGCGCCCGCCGAAAAGCCCTACGTGCTTACGCTTCTCGGAGGAACCATCCAAGGCCAGCAGGCACAGCTTGATACCGGGTTCTTCAACATGATTGGGGTAGCCTGGCCGAGACAGCTGTACACTGTAAACTTCG